GCATATATATAGTCTGCGATAGGTGTTGAGTTTTCAGCTACTGCGTAGATAGACAACTGTCTAGCTACAGCTGAAGGCATTACAGAGGGCAAACGACCAGTGGTCTTTATATCTCTAACTATGCCGCCATCGTATTGCAAATCAATGAACCCTATTATTGGAATAGGGAGTTCATCAAACTGCAAATTTATTTCCTTTTGATAGTCTATTGGCTTGTCCAGGTCTTTGTAGAACGGTAGAGCTGCCTCTAGATAGGAAGGAATAAGACTTTTTTCTCGCTTGGCTTTTGTTTCGTCAACTTCTACTTTTTCTTTTAAGTAGTATTTGTGTAATCCATTAAACTGATTGATAGCCTGTTTTTGTACTTCTTGGTCTGATATTTTTTTCTTTTTGTTAACCCATACAGTTTTGTCTTTCTTCTTGGTTTTTACCCACCCCAAAGATCGGCCTATGCTTTCGTCAACTATCGTTCCTCTCCACATGGCAGGGTTGCTTGGGCTTCTATGTTTATATAGGTAACGCAATACAAACAAACACGGATCAGCTATGTAAGTGTTTATGGAACTTGCAGACAGATGTTCAATCTTGTGATTTTCAAATGGATTATTCTTCATTTTATAAATAAGTCATTTTATAAACTCATTGCATAAGCATTCATTATACCCTAGAATATAACGAATTGTAATAATAAAAATCTATTATATGTTAATCAACGACTGGCTTTCAGAGAACAAAGTCTCACAAATGGAGTTCTGCAATCGCTATTATGAGGAGAGTGGCAACACCCTAACCCAGGGCGCAATTTCCAAATGGGCCAACAATGAAAGAATCCCAAGAAAAGAAGAGATGAAGGTTATCTACGCTGTTACTAATGGCGTGGTTCAGCCCAACGACTTCTACAATCTTAAGCAATAACCACATCCATATATTACAATATGTATTGGGATGTGGTATTCTATACCTATGTCTATTGAGTGCTTGTCTTGGTGTATAAAAAAGGAAACAAACAACCCAACCACCAAGTTGGTATTATTCGTTTTAAGCAATTACGCAGATGAAAAAAAAAGCTGCTATCCTAGTGAAAAGCATTTAGCAAAGATAGTAGGTGTTTCAGCCAGGAGCGTTAGAAGGTGTTTGGTTTATTTATCTGAAAACAATCTCATTAACATAGAACATAGATCAGGAACATCTAACCGTTACTTTTTAAGGGTGGACACTGATGTCCAGACTGCAACCAAAGGTATGGACACTGATGACCAGACGGTAAGGACAACAGTGTCCGCCAATACTAAAGTTAATTCAAAAGAACTATACACAGATGCATTTAATGCCTTCTGGGTTCTTTACCCACGCAAGATTAACAAGTATTTGTCTTTTCAGAAATACCAGAAAGAGATAAAGAACTTCAAGACGTCTGAAGAGGGAGAAACCAAGCTAAAAGTTGCAGCCAGTATTTATGGGATGATGATGAAAGGATCTAACGTAGAGGAGAGGTTTATACCCCACTGTTCTACATGGCTGAATCAAAGGCGATACTTGGAATATGAAGAGGAAGCACTACAGGCGATAAAAAATAAAATGAAATCAAAAAACAGGCTAGCAGGATGAATATAGAAGATCAGATATTAGAAAAAGGAATAAAACCAAAGGACTTTGCTGTCGGCAATCAAAAGCTGAAATGTCCAGAATGCCAACCACCGCATAATTTAAGAGACAGGCCACTTTCTCTGACTATAGAAACGGACTCAGCGGTTTGGTATTGCCACCACTGTGAATACAAGGGAAATGCTTTTATTAAAGAAGGGGGCAGATATGGGAACAGGTCATTCATCAAACCAAAAAAGAAGTATGTAGTTCCCGAACAGAAAATAAACCCAAGGAAGCCAGGGGAAATGTACGACTACTTCTCCATTCGTGGAATTAGCAAAGAGACTGTGGATATGTTTAATCTCTACAAGGAAGGGAATTGGTTTTGCTTTGAATACAAAGACGCTGACGACACCCTGGTAAACATCAAGTACAGAACCGCAAACAAAGACTTTAAACAGTCAGCCGAAGCAAAAAGAACCCTGTATAACTATCAAAACATTATCAATGAAGAGGAAATTATTTTTGTAGAAGGCGAGATAGATGTATTAAGTTTGGCAGAGGCAGGGTTTATAAACTCAACAACCCTGCCAGACGGTGCGCCTGCTGAGGCAAGCTATAGACCAGACGATGCAAGGTTTAAGGCATTGGAAAACTGCCCAGTGACCGCCAAGAAGATTATATTGTTTACAGATAGCGACAAAGCAGGGAAAGCACTACACAATGAACTTCTACATAGGTTCGGCAAGGATATTTGTTGGTATGTGGATATGCCTGACAATTGCAAAGATGCAAACGATGTTCTGGTTAATCATGGCAGGGAAAAGCTAAAGGAAATAGTAGATGAAGCAACGCCCTACCCAGTCAGTGGTTTATATACGGTCAATAGTTACTATTCCCAAGTCTTAGATTTATACGATGGAAAATATATTAAACCATTCAGCACAGGGCTTGGGAACCTGGATAGCATCTACAAGGTTATGTTGGGTACATTCCACTGCATAACAGGTATTCCCAACCACGGTAAGAGTTCATTTTTAGACCAAGTCCTGATAAGCATGGCCATAAAGCACGGTTGGCGGTTTGCTATATTCAGCCCAGAGCAATCTACAAGCATGCACATCCGTAGGCTAACCCAAATGAAAGCGGAGAAACCCTTTGAAGATGGACTCGTGGTGGAAAAAATGAGCAGGGAAGAACTGGAAGAAACTTTGGACTGGTTGAGCAATCATTTCTATTTTATAGAAACCAGAGAGAGCGTTCCTGACGTAGATTTGATACTGAAAGTAGCCAAGTCAAGCCTGTTTAAGTATGGAATAAAAGGAATCATCATAGATCCATATAATGAAGTTAATGCAAGGAGAAAGGGCAACGCCAGAGAAGATGAACATATCAGAGACTTTATTTCAAAATGTAAACGCTTTGCCAGAATCCATGATGTGGTTGTTTGGGTGGTTGCTCACCCAACAAAACTACCGAAGAATAATGATGGGAGTTACGCACCGCCCACCGCCTACGACATAAGTGGGGCTGCTCATTGGCATAATCAAGCGGATGTAGTGATAACAGTTCACAGGGACTTTGATGATGACAGCATCAGAGTAATAACGAGAAAGATCAGAGAACAAGGGTTTTATGGGAACATAGGAGAAACCATGTTCAGCTATGATATTGATAGAAGGTGTTTTAGTGAAAAAAAGACAGAAGTAGATTGGTCAATATAATGGAGAAGGAAATGGAATACGAAATAGAAAAAGACATCCCTATACCAGAGACCAGGCACAGGTCTAAGTACTATGCTTTGGCAAAAGAAATGGAGTATGGAGACTCTGTGGTTCTTGAAACAAAAGCAGAAGCAAACAAACTAAGATCTTCTATTTATAAGTTGGGCGATAAGCCAGTGTTGAGACAAGTAGAGGAAGACGGAACAATTACATTCAGGGTATGGAAAAATAATGAGTGAAAAACAGCAACCGCAAATGCACCATTTAAAGTTGGAAGAAATTCATCCTTATGAAAACAACCCAAGGAAAAATGAAGATGCGATAGCAATAGTAAAAGTAAGCATAGGAGAGTTTGATTTTCTGCAACCCATAGTTGTGGATGCCAACAAAGTAATTGTGGTTGGTCACACAAGGTATTTTGCTTCACAAGAACTGGGGCTAGAAACAGTGCCTGTCATAGTGGCCGATCATTTAACTCCTGCACAAGCTAAGGCTTATCGGATTATGGATAACAAATCTGGTGAGTTTGCATCCTGGAATTATGGGCTTTTAACTAAGGAAATAGTGGACTTGCTAGAGGCAGAATATGACCCCGTGTTTACTGGTTTTACTGATAAGGAGCTGCAAGACATAGATTTTGATTTATCTCAGTTGGGGTATACAGAGGGTCTTATTGACGAAGAAGAAGTACCAGAGACTCCTGAACACCCAATATCAAAAAAAGGTGATGTCTGGCTATTGGGAGAGCATAGATTAATGTGCGGAGACTCCACCGAGCAAGGAGAAGTAGAAACACTCATGCTAGAGAAAAAAGCAGGCATGATACTAACTGACCCTCCCT